CAAGATGATATTGCTGGTATTACTTTAGATTTTGGAGAGGGCTCTAGCAATAGGGCTCTTTTAATGGATTATTGTAGATATTCTTATAATAATGCTCTTGAATATTTTGAGCAAAACTTTAAAAGACAATTATTAAGATTACAAATAAGTGCGGTGATAAAAAATGCCACAAATGAGCAATGAAATAAAGAATAAATTATCAGTAATATTGAATGAAAGAATAAAAATATTAAAGGTTGAGGAAAAAAGAATTGATGGAAAACCCATTAAGACTGATTTAGAATTTCATAGTTGCAGAGCAAAGGCATTAGATTTAATAGGAAATGAATTATATCAAGCAATTAACATAAAGTTTAAAAATACAATAATATTTCAAATAAGATATTCAAAAAAATTAGAAGCTTTAAGAAATAAAAAAGAAGAATATAAAGTAATTTGGAATGATGAAATATATTCAATTTATAATGTAGACTACTTAGGAAATAAAAAAGATTTTATAAAAATAAAGTGTAATCAGGTGAAGTAATGGATATTAAGTTTGAAGGATTAGATGAAATAATAAAAAAAGTTGAAAATAGTTATAATCAAGTTGAAATGGAAAAGATAGATAAAAAAATTCTTAAAAAATGTGGAGAGATAAGTGCACCAGTAGTAAAAAGAAATACACCTAAATCAAAGGACAATAAAAAAAGTGGGAAAAAAGGATATAGACCAGATGGGCATTTATCAGAAAATATTCCTAACAAAGTTGCAAAAAGAAAAGGAAGTTATTATGCAATAGTTGGTTGGGAAAGTAAAACTATAAGTAAGAGTAATTGGTTTTATGCAAAGTATCTTGAGTGGGGTACTTCAAAAAAACCACCTATAGGCATGTTTGGAAAAACTAAAGTTCAATTAAAACCAAAATATGAAGAAATAGCAAAAGAAGAATATGAAAAAGTATTAAAAGATACATTGGAGGGGTAATATGAGTGAAGATATTTATAAGATATTAGAAAATATTCCTAATGTTTATGAAGGTTGGTATAGAGAAGATATAAAAGAAACTCATGTTACCTTTTTTAAATATGCAGAGTCTCCAATAGAATTTTCAGATGATGAATTTGAGAGCATTGAAAATTCTATACAGGTTGATGTATGGGGAACAGATAAAGAAGAAACAGAAACAACTAAAGAAGAGGTTAAAAATTTGTTATTAAAATCAGGATTTAATTGGACTGATTCAAATAATGACTTTGAAAGTGAAATAGGATTATATCACTTAGCAATGAGATTTAATTATCAGGAGGAAGTATAAATGGTAAAAAGAAGAATAAGAGGAGCAAGAAACTTTCATGTTGCAGATGTTACTGAGAATACAGAAACAAATTATGTAGCAACTGAACCTAAGAGAAGCGAAAAATTAGTAGGAATAAGTATGGATGTATCAACTGAAAGTGAAGAGGTCTATTCTGATGATGAGACTGAAGAAACTATGTATGGAGCTTCTAAAGTAACAGGTACAGTTACAGTAAATTATTTAACAAATGCAAGCAAAAAAGAATTTTTTGGTGGAGAAATAGATAGTGAAGGAGTATATTATCCTCCAGCTATTCCAGAAGAGAAGCATAAGGCTATAGGCTTTGAAGCTCCAATAGATTCATTAGGAAATTTAAAAAAGGTTTGGCTTTATGATGTCATATTTGAGATGCCATCTGAAAAAGCAGAAACACAAGAAGGAAAACCAAACCCTCAAACTATAGAAATAAAGTTTTCAGCATATAATAGAAAAAATTATAACACTTACAAGGCTGATGTTGATACATGTGATGAAGGAGTTAGTGAAGAAGTTAAAAATAATTGGTTTGCAAAAGTTAGAGATAAGGTTACTTCAAAACTTATTTAAGAAGGAGAGTTTAAATGAAAGGTAAAGATTTAAAAAATATATTAGCACCATTAACAATAGGAGGAAAAACTTTTAATGTTTCACTTAATTTTAATGCAATGTGTGAATTAGAAGATATATATGGAGATATAAATAAAATTTTTGAAGCAATAAGTGAAGGAAAAGGAAGATTAAAAGCAATAAGAGCTTTAGTATATTCAATGATTTCAGCACATTATTCAGGATATACATTAAAAGAAGTTGGAGAAATGCTTACACCTATAATGTCTGATGAAGAAGGAATGACTAGCTTAATGGAACAAATAAATAAGATTATAGAATTAAGCAATCCTCCTAAAG